GTAGAATTAAATGATACGTATCAAAATGATGGTGTTTATAAAATGAGAAAATTATCTACAGGTGATACAATTCGTTTTGGTATGAATGGTATAAGTGGATCTCAACCAAATTATCATATGGAAGCACAAATTTATCTCTTAGGATAAATAAAAAAATATTAATTAATTATGGACTATACAATTACTCTAACCGAAGCAGAAGATCTAGCACTTCGACACGTTGCAGCAGATCCTCAAGAATGGATTGATAATGCTGCAAAGAACAGAGCAAGAATTGCTATTGATGAAATCTGTCAGTATTATACTAATTACAAACTAGAAAACAATCAACCAATTACTGCAACCAATAAATCAGATATGGTTGTTGCAGCATTTGAAGAAGGACTGATTAAAACATCTGCACAAAGAAACGACGAAGTACAAGCAGCATCTTTAGCTTTATCATAGTACTTATCTTCAACCGCCACAAAGCAGAGTCTAGACCCAAAATCACACTCTGTCAAGGCTTGACAAGATTTTAAAAAGGTCTTATAGTAATCAAGTCTTCAGCATTCCTTGTAACTTTGGGAATGAAGACCCTCTCTGTGGTGGGAGAGGTGAGTTGGTGGTATAATGAGGAGGGTGTTTATACCCTCCTTTTTTCTATTATAAATTACTAAGCGTATCTTAAGAAATATGAAGTTCACAATTTATTCAAAAGAAGGTTGCCCATATTGTGAAAAAATTAAGAAAGTTTTGGAGTTGACAAAACTACCACATGTCGTCTATACTTTAGGACAAGAATTTACCAAAGAACAGTTTTATTCTGAGTTTGGTGAAGGATCAACTTTTCCTCAGGTTCTTTGTGATGATCAAAAATTAGGAGGATGTGTTGATGCAATCAAGTTCCTTCAAGAAAAGAAAATTGTCTGATAAGAACATAAATAACTCTAACAATCACGGTAATCGTGGTTTAGAACTTATCTTAAGTGGAGGTAAGAGAAAGCAGCCCAAAGATTTTCACATTATATTTGAGAAGTTGGTTTGCTTTCTAAAGAGGGAAGTGACCATCTATTTTGAATTTTCTTTAGCAATAAAGAAAAAGTCACTAGTTCCCAGGAGAAAGAGAAATGTTAGCAGTTAGCTTAGTATTCGGTTCATTCTTAACCGTTTTGTTTCTTATAGTTGGGGTAATAACTGGATGGGTTGCCAGAGAATATATGATGAATCATCAGGAAATGCCAAAGTTTCATCCTGAGATGTTTGATAATCATGGGAATATTATTCCTGATGAAGTAATTGCATTTAATTTTGAAAACTATCATGACTACGACGACACCGAAGAAGACGACTAGATCAAAGACAACCAGTTCTACTACAAAAACTGTAAAGGCAACACCTGTTTCTGAAGATCTGCCTACAAATCCTTTTGCTTTTGAAGTATTCAATCTTATCTCTAAGCAAAAGAGTAATGCCAAGAAAGTGGAACTTCTTAAAAAATATGAAGATCCATCAATTAAGGCTTTGTTCATTTGGAATTTTGATGAGAGTTTGATTTCTGCTCTCCCAGAAGGAGATGTTCCTTATGCCGCTACAAATGAGCAAAATTCTTTTAAAGGAACTCTAAGTGAAAAGATTGATGATGCCGTAAATAAAATGGCAGAACTTAACTCTAATTCTCTTGGATCTCAGGATCAAGGTTATTCAACAATTCGAAAAGAGTTTGTTCGTTTTTATAATTTTATTCGAGGTGGTAATGATTCATTAAGTTCTCTTCGTAGAGAAACGATGTTCATTAATATTCTTCAAGGTCTTCATCCTCTTGAAGCAGAAATTCTTTGCCTTGTCAAAGATAAAAAACTTGAAACCAAATACAAAATTTCAAAACAAAATGTTTCTGACGCTTATCCTGATATTACTTGGGGTAATCGAGTTTAATTTAGTAATTTTATTATAAGGATTTGAATTTGGAAAATAAAATTAAAGAGTCAAAGATGCCATCAGAAAAAGAACAGGCATCCAGTAGAGAAACTTCTTTCGAAGTTTGGACTACTCACGAGAAAGAACTTTCTAGATCTCGTTACGGATGCGAAATTTTAAAAGAAAGATGCAGTCCACAAGATGCAAAGGATAGCAGCCTTCCTTTAGATGCTTATCTAATTACATATATTGCCGACGATAAAGTCTGTTATGACATTACAAGGTCTGGTAAAAAAGTAAGTATTTTTGATATGTATTATGATAAATTTGGTCAAGGTAGTATCAAAGATATTAGTTGGGCTGACGGTAAGGTAAATCCAAAACTCTGGGGATATAAATCACCTGAAAAGAAAAAGCGAAAGTGATTTCCCAGATTGGTGGAAAAAATTTCCCCAAAAATTTCTCGCGTGAAGGTTTTTACAAATCTTTACGCTTTTTAGTATAATATCGATACATTTTTGTAACTATTGTTACAGTTTCAGCACATAACTTGTCTATATACAATGAATAGAGGTATAATATTCCTCTAACGTTCATCCTATGACTAAAGCACTTTTGCTTTTGGCATGGGTTCCACTTCTTTCTGTCTCTACGCCACAACTTAAAACTGAATATCCAGTAACTATAAGTTGTGACGCGGCGTGGGAACTAATGGATATCGTTAAAAACGACGATATAGTCCATCAGAAAAAAGAAGACCGATTGCTATTAGAACTCCGAAAGGACGTTGTTCAAAGGTGCTAAAACTTAATAGGACGGAAGTAAGCCGACTCGGAACGGATCGTTCATCTATGGAAGCACTCATTTTAACTTGCTTACAGGCACAGTTAATTGCTGGGAGAGTCCATCAACAAGACCTTCCAAAACAAGCAAAGAATGATTTAATTTGGGAGATTAAACAAATATCTCCCAAAGAGTGTAAAATAGACGCAAAAGCCGACTGAAGGAACGCTCTTTAGCCTCAAAATTAAGGAGAAAACCTAATGTCTAAAGTCGTGTATCGTGGTGTTGAATATGACACCAACGACCGCCCAAATCAAACTTTTGAGAGAGAACCTCATGTAGAAATCTACCGTGGAGCAATGTTCTGGGTAGATGAAAACGGAAACAAACTCTCTATGCAAAAGTCGGGAGGTAAAGTAAAATGAATACTTACTTCGTTCGATATCTCAAGAGAAAAGCAAAGAAGGAACAACTCCTTCACAATGCACAACTGAATATGGCAAAGCAACCACAAGTTGCTTGATATAAAGGAGGGTTGATTCCCTCCTTTTTTTATGTTATGATTCCTGGAGAGAATGGTATCTTATGGATAGAGACAAACTAAAACTCATGGTCCGTAATCTAGAACTTTTGGTTGATTCTCTCAAAGCAGAAGTATATTCTGATGTTTCTGCATATAAACCACCAGAAAGAACAACACAACCAATTGTAGATTATGACGAACTTTACGATGACGATGATGGATACACAGATTAGTAGAACAAAAAAACTTGTAAAACTTCTGGAAAGATTGCTCAAACAAGAGCATCTTTATGATGCAGAAAAAGTTAAAGAAATGAAGTCACAACTGCGAATTGTAAAACAAGAAATCGCAGATCTAGAAGCACAAACATCAAAAGGATTTGGAAAGAAATGACTGCATATATTGATAAATAATAATGTATTAACACCAATATATGCAAATGGAAATCCTATCAATTTTTTATGAACGAGACTCAAAAGGATACAAGAGAAAATTTGCAATAGGAAAATGTCCCTTATGCAATAAAGAAACGAAAGGTTCTTTAACTAATATTCAGAGGCAAAAAAGTTGCGGTTGCAATAAAGCAGAAATCGCAAGACAAAATGGAAGAACAAGAACAACTGAAGAGTCTTATACAAATAGTGTTTTAAATGCATATAAACAATCTGCATCCAAAAGAAAAATTTTATTTGAACTTACTTGTGAAGATGTTGAAGCAGTAATTAAACAATCTTGTGCTTATTGTGGGTCTCCTCCCATCATTAAAAAACTTAAGTATATTAAAGGAAAACCATACCCAAGAAATGGAATTGATAGGACTGATAGTAAAGTTGGATATGTTAAAGGAAACTTGACTCCTTGTTGTGACTTATGTAATATAATGAAAAACACACTTTCAACTGAAAATTTTTACTCACACATTAAAAAAATTTATGAACACCTCAGTTAAACTTATTTCAGTAACTCCAGATGCCGAAAAAACAATGGCGTTTATTGCACGAGTTTCTAATCCAAGTAATCAGAATTCGGAGAACTATGCCAAGTTGCTTGCTTATTGCATTAAGCATAATCATTGGTCTGTGTTTGAGCAGTCTTCTATGACTCTTGAGATTGAGACCAATCGTGGTATTGCGGCTCAGATTTTGCGTCATAGGTCCTTCACATATCAAGAATTTTCACAACGTTATGCCGATACTAATCTGATCACTGAGAATATTCCTATTCCAGAACTTCGTAAGCAAGACACGAAGAATCGTCAGAACTCTACAGATGATCTTGGTGATTACGTGAAATTGAAGTTTCAAACTGAGATTGCAGAACTCTTTGCCCACTCTAACAACCTCTACAAGCGAATGTTAGAAGCAGGAGTAGCAAAAGAGTGTGCAAGGTTCGTACTGCCCTTGGCGACGCCCACACGCATCTATATGACGGGATCTTGCCGTAGTTGGATAACATATATTGCTCTTCGTGAAAAATCAGGAACTCAAAAAGAACATATGGATATTGCAAAAGCGTGTAAAGCAGTTTTTGCTGAACAGTTTCCTG